TGCCATCGTTCTTCACGCGACCAGCTTTCTTCAGCTTGGCAAGGCTTCCGCTGATTGTTCCCGTGGGCATATTCATAGCCTTTACAAGAGTGTCTACACTCATGGCCAAGCCCTTATTTCCATTCAGGGCATCGAACACAAGTTCCATGGCAGGTTTCTTGTAGTGAGCTCGTGGTCCGTTTACGGGTGGGGATTTATGATGTTCTGCCCTTTTGGCAAGATCGACGCTTACGATTTTGAACCCTTCTGCCAAAAGCCTTTCCTCAAAGCTATCATACTTTGACATTGGACCTTCGGCAGTAAACCTGATCTTATGAGACATAAGTCCTCCTATTTCGTTTTCAGTCTCTCCTACTCTAACTTACGCCCCTGGCTTTTCTTCTTTTTGAATAGTCTTATCTCTTTCCCCCGCTGCCCATGTTTGGTGAAACCGCTGTAATCGAATTATGGTGTCTCGAAACGAGTGAGTTCCCGGTACCATGGTTAGATCATCTAAGATCAATCTAATCTGTCTGCTGGTAAGATGCCGAGCGAGGACTTGGTGTATTTTCTCTATAGTGTTGTACGAGGCTACCATTTAATCTTCCTTTGGCTCCTCCACTTCTGCGTCTATTTCCCCTGTGCCTTCGCAATGGGCACATGGCTCGCGACTTACGATCTCCATTTTTTCAGGGTCATATACTATATTCCAACAGGTGCCGTGACAGCAAGGACAAGTGACCTTTGGCATAGTTATCTCACATATATGGTTTCAAGATAATCTGCTAAAGCCACGAGCGAAGATTGTGCAACCCTTAGTCTATTCGCGTTGGTTGCTTCAATGGCAATGCTCTGTTTACCACAAATCATTGCCATGGTTCGAATAACTTGGATGATGTCATTGCCTCTGGTTACTGTTTCCAACAGGTCTTCATCCGCTGTTGATAATGTCATGATAGTTGATCCTTCACATGCCACCGTAGTCTCATGTCACTATTCAAAGCTGTCTCGGCTCCTACTAACTTCACTCGCACCATATTATTAAATTCTTCTTCCGTCATGTCAAGCGACGTGTACACCGATATGGTGAAGTGTTTTTCATGCTTGGGATTTATTGCGCACATGGAGAGTCCCTTTACCCTTAATTGTACTTTACAAATGTGCGAAGCGCAAGCAAGAAGTGGGGCCTCCCCGCTCCTCTCACTGCGGGTAAGAGGCGTAAGAGGCCCCTGGACGGGGAGCACAAATCCCGCCCATCAGCCCACGGCTCACTTCGGGGCGACAGGATTGTCGAAGCCGTGGGTTTTCACTTTGCGAATCTTGGTCGCCAACACTCCCAGAAACTTCCGTTGAGGATATCCATATACCGGTGAATACCGGATATGTCGTGCATAAGATTTTTAATGTCTGCGTCGAGCAGACCAGCTAGTCGGAGAGGGCAGATCTCTTCGTGACATGTTTTCAACTCACTAGCTATGTATTCAGGTTTGATGTCTATGCCGTGAATACAATAGAATTGAGAGGCACGGTTAGCGATCAATCTGATCAAGTTATTGTCTTCTTGTATTCCCATTGCTGCCTTCTCCATAGCTTTTATTATACAGGGGCTTGTCAAGAGGCACAAGTTGTGGTAGCGGCTCTGTTCTAACGGACGCAGAGCTTTGAGCCACGTCTCGTTAGTCATGGTTCCCATCTTAGGTGCAGGGGGACCTGTTCCTTCCTTGTCACATGGATAAACCTAAAGAAGGCGAAGTTCTTGGGCCGAGGAGTCATGCATTTAATGTCAAGGGTCTTCCGCCTAAAGAATGGCTCCGACAGGTATATGAAGATGACTCATTGCCGATGTCAGTGAGAATTGACGCGGCGAAGGCTTGTGCTGCGTACGAGCATCCTCGCCTCCAGCAGGTAGCCAGCGATATCACGGCAGGAGTAACAATTCGCATTGAGGGTGGTCTTCCCGATCTTCCTGGCACCAATATTATAATGCCAGAAACAGAGAATAGTAATAAGAAGACAAACGGCAGCGGAAATCCAGAATCGTAGCATAGTGTGAATCAGCCCCCCTGAGCCCGGTGCTACGACAAGGGGGAGTCGGGCGTGTTCCCAGCCCGGACGTACCGGCTCCCCCGATGGGCTAGATGACAGCATTTGTTCCTATTCCAACTTCTAATGATAAAGTAATTAGTCTGCCCAATTTGCATCCTGGGCAGATAGAAGCTTTCTTGATGCAAGCCCGTTTCAGGGCGTTGCGATGTGGCAGAAGATGGGGAAAGACAAACTTCCTCAAAACGGTAGCCTGTGATTTTGCTGCGAAGGGTGCTCAGGTTGGATGGTTTGTCCCTAACTACCGATATGCTTCGGAGGCTTATTCGGAAAATGAGGTAACGCTAGAACCGGCCGTTCGAAACTCCTCACGCAACTTGGGCATCATTCATACAACTACTGGAGGTCGTATTGAACTCTGGACCCTCGAAGACGAAAAAGCTGGACGGTCCCGCCGTTACCATCTCGTTATCATCGACGAGGCCGCGTTCACCAAATCCAATGCCATCCAAATATGGGAAAAAGCGATCCGTCCTACCTTACTTGATTTTAGAGGAGCGGCCATCATTGCGTCGAACACTAACGGCATCAACGAGGATAATCTTTTCTGGCGAATCTGCAATTTGCCAGAGTACGGATTCAAAGAATATCACGCACCGTCACATAGCAATCCTTTCCTCCCAGCCGACGAACTGGCACGTCTTGAGCGCGACAACCACCCCCTCGTCTACGCCCAAGAATACTTAGCGGAGTTTGTTGATTGGTCGGGAGAAGCTTTCTTCAGTCTAAACAATATGCTAACAGAAGGTAAACCTGAGTCATTCCCTCAGCGATGTCTCTATGTATTTGCCACCATGGATACTGCTGTCAAAACGGGCAAAGAGAATGATGGCACTGGAGTTATTTATTGGGCCTACGAAAAACTTGGGGAAGAAAAGTGGCTCAAGATTATTGATTATGAATATTTGCAAATTGAAGGCTCGATGCTTGAGACTTGGCTACCGGTCGTGTACAACAATCTTGAGGAGTATGCCAAGAAATGCGGATCCCGACTAGGACACCGAGGTTGCTTTATCGAAGACAAGGCAAGTGGGTCGATCCTGCTACAGCAAGCGCGTCGCCGAATGTTAGTAGTAAACGAAATGCCTCAGAAACTCACTCAATTGGGCAAAGCAGAACGCGCTATCAACGTAAGCGGATACGTATTCCGGGGCATGGTTAAGATTCTCGAAACTGCGTATGATAGAGTTCTTACCTATAAGCAGGTAACAAAGAATCATCTTCTTGGTCAAGTCCTTGGGTTCCGTGTAGGTGATGTAGAAGATAGACAAGATGATTTGCTTGATGCATTTACCTATGGTATCGCAATCTCCTTGGGTAATTGGGAGGGATACTAATGGCACGCGCACCTCGTCATGAAGTTGAAACTGAAGATCAGCCAGAACAATTAGTTCATGGAGTTAAAAACATCACTGCTGCTTTAGTGGGAACTGTTCTTGATACTGGTCCCGCTAACATTACTCAAATTCTTTTTACCGGTGCTCCGACATCTTGGGAAATGCCACAGTTTGATCCGAATACAGGGCTTCCCACAGCCGCTTATTTTACTTTGACTGATGTAGTGGCTGGTCAACCTGCGCGCGTAATCTATATTGTTCAAGCAGGAACTAACGGTGCTCATTCACCACATGCTTCTCATAAAATGTCAGGTTATAGTATTCCATTCTCTGGTAATCTTACTCTTCAATCTTGTCCTGCCGGTTCAACGTGGTCTTTGACGACTGCATAATGGCAAAGAAAATAAAGAAGTCAAAAAGAAAGCCTAGGGGTGTAGCCCCGCTTCCAGCGGGATTGATAACGATGGAATATAAGGTCGTTGCCGGTAACACATCGGCATCAGATCCCGGCAATGGAAGTATGCGGTTCAATACAACAACACAGAGTGATGCAACAGAATTATATTTTGATCAATTGTCTGTAGGCAATGTTGATCAGTCGGCTTCATTTGCTGCTATAGCAGCAGGGAATGTTATTAACTTTCAGCAAAAAGATGATATCAATAAAGTTGTTAGTTATATTGTCAATTCAGCACCTGTTAATAATACTGGATGGTATACGATTTCTGTAAGTCCTGGAGATTCTACAGGACTTCCTATCGCTGGCGGTAAGTCAGTGATGGTTTCTTGTGATACAGGCACAACGGCATTTGGAGGTCATACGTATGATTATCATATCGAACATTTTAATGTGGGAGGTTTAGATACAGATTATTTGGATATTCTGAATGCTCTTGGAGCTCAGGGCTGGGAAATGATCTTTTTCACTAATATTAAAACTGATGATGGACAAGTTAGAGTATGGTTCAAGCGACAATTAACGTGAGGATATTATGGTAGCCACCACTCTTCCTGTAGATAATACTAAACGAGGTGTCACAATTGCGAATAATGGGCATTTGAATAGTATTACGTTGACTGGTATTCCTACTCAATACTTTACTCAAGGGTTTGAATTGGTAGATGATTCAGATCCTGGTAACGAAGTAACATTATTTCTTATGTATATTCCCACTAGTCCTGTTTCTACTAATTCTGTTCTTATGTCTAATGCTGGCATTCCTTTTGTTAATCTTACAGTGAAAAATATCGCTGATGGTAGTACATTCAACGTAGGAGTTGATATATGACAGTTATCTCTGTCACTACTGCCAGTATCGGCACAAAGCTCGCTACGGTTGCTGACACCAAAATC